TAACGATTTAATAATCTCTGATGAATTTTATCATATGTATTAAAAGCTTTATTTTCATATTGTTGTAATCTTTGTATTCTTTGTTCTTCTTCTTTTTTATCACGTAATTGCTTAATCATATATTTTTTTTGATCTTGTTCAGACATTTCATAAGAAATATTTGTTCTAGATGATTCCATAGCATTTATATCTCTTGGTCTTCCATTATCTTTAAATTGTCTTGTATCTATTAAACAACTATTAGTAAAAGCATCTCTATAATCTCTATAATTTAAACCCGAACCAGTATCTCCACTAAAATCAGAAACTTTATTTTGTCCTAGTACAGATAAAGAATCTTTACCTTTATAAGAAATATTTACTTCAGGGTTTTCATATTTCACAAGTTGAGAACCATTTTTCTTTTGTTGATCTCTTTTATATTTTTCAAATTCATGATTAAACATATTTTTGTTAAAATTACCATTAAATAATTTTTTTTGTTCTTTATCTTCTAAAGTATTTTTACTAATCCAACTACCATATCCATCATCGAATGGTGTATCAATTTTATTTTCATCATAAACTTTATTAAATAGATTTACATCAAAATTATCTGTCATATTTACATTAACTCTTCTATCCATACTTTGTTCTGTCATATATTGTTTGCTATTGTCTCTTAAATCATTATGAGCATGATTATTTTTCATATCATTAATTTTTTTTAAGAGAATAGTGTAAGCAATACTAACTTTTTGAAATTCTTCTGCTGAACCACCGCGATCAGGGTGAGTTTTCATAGCCTTTTTAAGATAAGCCTTTTTTAAAGAAACTTCATCAAAATTTTTATCGATACCAAGAATTTGATAAGGATTTAATTTAGGTTTATTATTTTCTATAAGATTAGTATTTATTGTATTAAAATTATTTTGATTTTTCTGTGAATTATGTAATTCATTAAAGAACATATTTGATGTTGTTCTACTATTAATATTTTGTTGAAGATTCATTTTTGATAATTTATTGATTTGTTCTTGTTGAGCTATTATCATTTTTTTATATTCATTTAATTGACCATCATAAAAATTATATTGATTATTAATATCTTTAGATTCCCCCGATTGACTGTTACCCATATATTTATATATTTATATAATAAATATTAAAATATAACATATTATATATGGCATGTATACCTTGCGCGGCAGCAGTTGCAAACCCAATCGTAGCACCTTTTGCAGTAGTTGGTTATGCTGCTTACAGATTATCGAAAGGTAAAAAAGGTTCTAAAAGAAGAATAACAAAAAAAAGAAGAAGAATAACAAAAAGAAGAAGATTAACAAAAAAGAAATCTTCAAAAATATATAAAAAATCTTTTAAGAGGTGTTTAAAGAAATGTTCTAAAAAAAAAATTTCTAAAAAGAAAAAATTTATTTGTAAAAGAAGTTGTGAAAAAAAAAATGAGAAAAAGTATTTTAAATAAGTTTATTTTTTAATAATTAATTTTATACTATAAATAATATGAAACCAATTATTTATATTTCTAAAAGATGTATTCATTGTAGAAAATTATTAATGGCGCTTCAACAAAGACCTCAATTAAAAGGACATTATCAAATAGTTTCTATTGATGATTCGCCTTTTCCTAAGACTGTAAAATCTGTCCCATGTATGATTATTGAAGATCAAGTTGTAAATTCTAAAGAATTATTTGAATATATTTTAAGAGCTGATGGTAAACTGAGTGAACCCCAACAAGGACAACAACACGGACAACAACAAGGACAACAGCAACAACCTCAAGAAACTGGGTCTTGTTCGGTCGATGAATTAAATGGTATGTGCTTAAATGGATCATGTCTTGAATTTGCTCCCATTGAAGATAATGTTAATATGAATAATTTTAATATAGATAATTATTCTTATTTAGATGATCCCCATCAAGATACTCCTAGTATGCCTAAATCAGAACAGGGATCTGAAAAAAGACAAGCCATTGATAATGACTATGAAAGAATGATGTCAGAAAGAGGTAAGATTAAATAATGCGTAAAATATCTTAAGATATTTTTATATATAATATAAAATGGATATTCATTCAAAAACTTTACATATCTTTAAGAGTTTTTTAGATGATCTTATTAAAGTTTTCCCTGAATATAAAGAATCTATTATTTTGAATTATTCAGAAATTTTTTCTTTAGAAAATTTATCAGATGATAAAGATAAATTAATTGAAACTTTTTTAAATAAAGTTGATAAAATAAGTTCGAATATAACAGAAAGAGATGAAAGTATTTTTTCAGAACAATTATTTTTATTAGATGAAATTTGTTTTAAAAAAATTTGGGATTCAGATATTTCTGATAAAACTAAAGATAATATTTGGAAATATTTACAATCTTTTTGTTTAATAAATATTAATATTAGATCCAATGATAAATTAGCTGAAGCATTATCTGATATTGAAGAGAATAAGAAAATTAAGAAAGGTGTTGCTAAAGATTTAGATAATTATAAAAAAATTAATCATGACTTTAAGAAACAGGAAGAAGAAAAAACTTCAGAAGAAGGGTCTCCAGAAGAAATGAAAAAATTTAATGATATCCTTGAAAATACATCAATCGGTAAAATTGCTAAAGAAGTTAGCGAAGAATTAAATATGGATAGTATGAGCGATGAAGCAGATTTAAGTCAGATGTTTAATCCTGAAAATATGATGAAAATATTTTCGACAATAAGTTCTAAAGTAAATTCTGATACTTTTAAGAATGGTGATCTTGAAAAAGAAGCTACAAATATCTGTGGTGATATGAAAGATAATCCTTTATTTTCACAAATGATGGGTATGCAAGGTTTATTTGGAAATATGATGGGTCAAAATGAAAATTCTGGATCAAATCCTATTGAAGAATTATTTGATCACGATGTAAAGAAAATTGCTGTAGATTCAAAACATGATCCTAATAAAACAAAACAAAGATTACAAAAAAAATTGGCAGAAAAAAAAGCATCTGTTATTAAAAAAGTAGATTAGATAAATTTTTTTTTTTATATTAATATATTATATTAATGACACCTTTTTGGTTTGAGAAGATTTCTATTTTATTTGATAAAAGATATCTTTTAGAAATTATTCCTAAAAAAGAATTTGATTTAAGTAGAAAATTAAATGCTTTATTAAGATTTACAATTTATTATTGTTCAATTGTATTTTTGTTGGATATGAAGAAAAAACAAATGTTATATTTTATTTTAGGTATGGCAATATTTACATATATTATTCATAAGAAATATAATGATGCTTTTATTGAAAAAGTTACTAATAAATTAATGAATGATTCACAAGATATGGATATTAATGATTTAAGTGAATCATGTAGAATCCCCGATAAAGATAATCCTTTTATGAATCCATTATTAACTGATTATGGTACAAATAAATCTAAACCTGCATGTGATTCTTATAATAATAAAGGTGTCCAAAGGGTTATTGAAGATAATTTTGAAGAAGATTTATATAGAGATGTAAATGATATTTTTAAAAATGGTAATTCACAAAGACAATTCTTTTCTGTTCCAGGAAATTCTGTTCCAAATGATAGGGATACATTTATGAAATGGTGTTATAAGACACCTCCTACTTGTAAAGAAGGTAATGGTTTACAATGTATGGCGAATCAATTAGGTGAACATAGGGGTATGGGTAATAATCCTCCATCTAATCCTAATTAAATTAATTCTTTAAAAAAAAATAAAATATATTAAATAATATAAAATGACAGAAGTGTTAAGCAATATGTTTGGTGGAAACAAAACCGGTTCAATGGGATATCACGGAAATATAGTTGGTGAAGTTCCTGAAATTCAGTTACAAAAATGTAATGATTTTAAGACCGATTTAGATCCTAAACTTTACAAACAAGCAGGTATTATGCATGATCCAGCAACTGCTAATTTAAGATTTACTCAGTCATTGGGTCCAGGTGCTTATCATTTAGACAATATGTATGGTTGTGAGTGTGGATTAAAGAAAGCAAGAGAAGTTCAACTTTCTCAACCTGCTATTAATTTTAATGGTGGTAATGGTTGGATGGGAGAAAAAGGTTGTTTAATAGATAATGATAGTAATAAAAGATTTTCAGATTTAACAAATTTAAGATTTATTCATCAATTACCGCAATTACAGAATGCTGGATTTTATGGTAAAGGTGATTATAATGTAGATGTTGAATCTGTTATTCAAAGTTCTAATATGACTAAGGTTGACAGACCTTGTAATGTATTAAGTGGTGTAACAATTACTAACTTTTTTACTCCACTCATTCCAAGTTTACAGAAAGAAGTTCAAGATCCACAACATATTATTCCAGAAGATTCTATGTCATCATGGGTCAGAGGTGGACTCCCAAGTAGACAAATTGCAAGAAACGTTGATTATGTAAATAGATGTGAAACTTTAAGAAAAAAAGGTGGAAATTAAAATTATTTTATAATATAATAATATAATAATGGAAGGATATTTGAAAAATAACGATAGAGAATTATTTACAGCTGCTGAAGGTGTAGCATTAGGTCCTGGTTTATATAGATTAGATAATGCTCAAAGGAAAAACACTATTGCTTTTCCATGGGCACCAAATAGTAATATTAATATAGGTAATACTTTTTTAGAAAATGATTTAAGAGTAGATTTTGAATCTGATCTAAAAAATATGACAAGAAAATTATCAAATGATCCTAAGCAAAAATATGTTCCGCAAGAAAATGTTCAAAATCCTAAGACAAATTTATTTGATGGTGTTACAGATGGATTTTTTCATGTTGAGAGTAGTAGATTAACAAATCCTGCTTTTGATTTAAAGGGGATGGCAAAGAATAGATGGATTAGTCTAAAGAAAAATCCTCAAGAAAATGTAATCGAACCATTTGTAAGAAATGGTTTTGATTCTTATTCTGACTTATTAGATAATTATAGGGATTGTCCTGTACAACTAAAAAAATAAATTTGTTTTTTAATTAAAGATATTTTTTATAAATTATATAAATATGGATAAATACTATTTTACAGATACTATTTATCTAAAAGATTCTCAACTTTATCATGAAGATAAGAAAACTGATAAAAAAGTTAAAAATTATAATTGGCATAATTTGTTAAGTGAATGGGGGTGGGGAAAAATAAATGTTCGTTGGATAAAAAAATTAAATAGTTATTTGAAAGAATCACCTAAAAACTCACATTTTGGTGTTTTGGATTGTGGTGGAGATGGTGATTGTTTATTTCATTGTTTAGCATATGCTTTAAAATCTAAAGATATATTTAATATTGAGAAACATATTGATGTTCAAGATTTAAGAAAATTAGTAAGTGAATCAATTGATTATGAAAAATATCAAGAAATTATAAATATTTATAAGATTTTAGCTGATTCAAATGATTTTGAAGAATTTTGGGATCCACATACAATAGATTATGAAGAATTTAAAGAAATTATAATTGAAGGTGGTAATAATTTTTGGGGTGATAATATTTTAATTAATATCCTTAAAGAAAAATTAAATATTAATATTATTATTTTGAATTCAAATAGTTTAACGAATCAATATAATTATTATCCTTTAATGTATGATTTTGATGAAAAATTAGATACAGTTATATTATCTTATGAAGATGAAATACATTTTAAATTAATAGGTTATTTTAATAAAACTATGATAACTTGTTTCAATAAAAAAAATGTTCCGATAGAAATATTAAAAATGATAAATTTTATGAGATAAATAAAAAAAATTAATATATTACAATATAAATATGGAAGCAGTAGTTTTAGTTGGATTATTAGGTGCTGGATATTTACTTAATAAAGATAAAAAAAATCCAGTTACAAATAATGTTAATAAAGATATAAGTTTTCCAAGTATGGATAATACTTATGAATCAAATCATTATAATAACACAGAAAAATTAGTAAGACAATTAGCAGAAGATAATTTTGAAGCATCTTATAGTCCTAGTAATATTGTTAATAATCAAAAAGTTGTAAATAATACAAAATTAGATGTTCCTGAAAAAGATTTACAAGATACAGATAATTATACATACAGTACTGCTACTGAAGGTTTTATTAATAATCAAGAATTTTTAACAAACGATCAAGGGATAAGAGTTGCTCCTTTTTTTAGATCTCAACCTCCCAATGTCAATTTTGATGATTCTGCTATGTTAAGTAGATCACAAGGTCGCAATGATCATTATCAAAATAAATCAGAAACACCTAATCTTGGTGATTTTAATATGAGACAAGAAACAAGTGGTAATAACTTTGATAGAAGACAAGAAATGGAGAAATATAATGCTTCAATGCCTACTGGTTCTTCTATGAATAATCAATTACCTTTTTCTCAAGAACTTGTTGCCCCTATTGATTTTAAGAGTAATTTTAACAGAGAGGTTGGTAATATGATTTATCAAAGATCTAATACAGACACTATTAGAACATTAACAAATCAAAAAATATCTTATGATGGTAAAATTCTTGCTGGTAAAGGTCATGAGCATAGAGGTAAGATGGGTGATGTTTACAAACATAATCCAGAGAAATTTTATGATAATAATCCTGATAAATGGTTTGTAACAAATGGTGCTTTCTTAGCAAAATCTGAAAGACCAGAACAAATGATATATGATACAAATAGAACTTATTTCAATAAAGGTGAATTTGGTCCAGCGGCACCAGCTGTTCAAGAAAATGCTGAATTTAGAAGTAATTATAAAAAATCTGATAGACAACAACTTGGGTCAGATACAAGTCGTAATGTAGGATCTGAAGTTCCATTAGTCAGCACAGATTTACAAAAAGATGGTTATCGTGCTGTTCCAACCGAAAGACAAGTAACGGGATTAAGAACATATGATAGTAATTTAACAACTGATGTAGGTTCTCATACAATTGGTGTTTTAGATCCTATTAAGAAAACTATAAAACAGTGTACTATTGACTCAGCAAATAATGGTTATTTGGGAAATAATGTAGATGCTACAACTCAAAGACAATATGATTCTGTTAGAGTTACTAAAAAGCAGAGTACAATTGATTCTGCTAATAATGGTTATTTGATAGGACCAAGTCTCTTAACACAGAAACCATTTGATACACCAGAATGGACTACTAAAGATACAACACACTTTGATTACACTGGTAATGCTGGTGGTTATGTTAAGGGTAATATGCAACATGATAATTTCATGAATTCTGAAACGAATCCTACTAAAGAAATTATATCACAAGGTAGATCTCCAACACTTAATAATGTTAAGGTTGCGAATGGTATGGATACCATTAATATGGATATTAAGAAAATGGATCATGATTACATGAATCATAGATTAAATGGAGTTGATAAAGTTTATGGTGAAATCCCACAAGATAATACTTGCCAATTAACAACTACTAAAGATAGATTAAATGATGAATCAATTGCTAATAGAATTGATCCTAGTTTATTAAATCCATTTAAACAAAATCCTTACACACAACCTTTAACGTCTTTTTCTTATTAAATATTTAAATAATATATAATATATAGTATTAAAATGGGAGGTGGTTATATTCAATTAGTTGCGCTCGGTGCTCAAGATATGTATATAACAGGTAATCCACAAATATCTTTTTTTAAAGCAGTTTATAGAAGACATACAAATTTTTCTATAGAATGTATTCAAATTCAACACGCTGGGACAATATCTGCTAATGGTGGGACATTAGATTTCAAAGTTGGTAGACATGCTGATTTATTATATAAAACTTATTTAGAAATTGATTTTCCACATCAATCCATGATAAAAGCTGATCATGGATATGTAAAATGTGGAAATTCAACAGCAAATGCATTTATAAAAAAAATTGATATGGAAATAGGTAATAAATTAATTGATAGACATTACGGAAAATGGTATGATATTCGTAATGAAATATATGAAAAACAATTTTATGAGAGTTATTTAACAAATAAGCAATCTAATCCAAAAACTTATTTACAGTCACATACAATTAAAGATGATGGTAGTCCACCACCACTTAAAGTTTATTTACCATTTCATTTTTGGTTTTGTAATAATCCTGGTTTAGCACTACCTTTAGTAGCATTACAATATCATGATGTAGATTTTAAAGTTGAATATAGGGCAATTAAACATATAATGAATGGTGTTCGTGTAACAGATACAAGTGATAATTTAATAACAGATTTAAATAATGTATCATTTTTTGATCCTAGTATTAAATTATGGGCTAATTATATTTATCTTGATACAGAAGAAAGAAAAAGATTTGCTCAAAGTTCTCATGAATATATGATAGAACAGATTCAATTAAAAGAAAGTAATTTTATGAATCAAATACCTTTAAATTTTAATCACTCAGTTAAAGAACTATTTTGGGTTATCCAAAATAAAGATGTTATTTCGGAAACTACAGATACTACAAAAATAGATGCTACAAATAATTATTCAACAGATACACATTTTGGTGAACATGGTAATGACTATTTAAATTATCATACAAATAATGCTACATTTAAATCATACCTTTATAATCAAGAATTATATGAACATTTTGGTTCATGTAAAATGGTTGTAAATGGTATAGATCGTTTTGATCCACAACCAGCTGTTTATTTTAGATCAATATTACCTTTTAATCATAATCATAGAATACCTGATAAATTTATTTATATGTATTCATTTGCAATTAAACCTGAAGATTATCAACCAAGTGGTTCTTTTAATTTTTCAAAGGTAGATTCTGCCAGTTTACAATTTTTAGATGGTGAGGTTGATACAAATTCACAAATAAGTATTTATGCATTAAACTATAATGTTTTAAGAATTATGAGTGGTATGGGTGGTTTGTTATTTAGTAATTAAGTTATTAGTTTTTAGAATTTTAAGAATTTTTTAACATGAAACTATTGTCAAGGAATTTTTGATAATATATTTTCGCTTCTTCTGTTGAATAATTTGGTTTATTTAGTTTTTTATTAACATTATTATGATGTTCTACAAATTTATTAAATAATTTTTCTTTTGAATCATAAATAGGACTAAATGTTATTTTATTGTTAGAATTATTAAATATATTTTTTTCATTTTCTTCATCTTCTTCTATTTTTTTCAATTTACTTTTAAAAAGATTTAATTCATTTTCGATAGAACTATCATTATTTACTTTTAGATCATTTTCTAATTCTTGTATTATTTCTA